TATAGGTTTTCAGAGCGTCCCCAGATAGAAAAGAAAGGAGGTGCCGAATGATATATACTGAATATCAGCAAGTGTTACTAACCCAATTACAAAACAATGATAAAAGGATTGAGGAAATAAAGAAAGAGCAGGAAGAAATACAGAATATGTTTCTACAGGAAAGTAAATTTAAACCGGGTGATCTGGTACAGGTTGATTATAAAATAAGATATGCTACTTTTAAAGTTCGTGGCTGGATTTCCCGGATTACATTCTGGAAGAATTGCCCGTATTATCACCTGAATTTACCCAAGAAAGACGGTTCCCGCGGATTAAGGGTTAAAAGTATATGTGACGGGGTACTGGAAAGTATAACAAGTATTTCACATATTAAATTAGAAGACTTAAAAGGAGGTGCCAGATGAATACAAATAATCCTGATATCCTATTTTTCGTTAAACGTGAATACGGTACGCCTTCCATTGAATTAAGAGCATACAAGGTGGGGAAGGTTAACAATGAGTTTGCTTTCCTCGAACTTGAACGTTTACGGTTGGTTGTTTACTCCGGTGATTTTCAGTCTGTATTACTTCATCACGAGTACGGCAAAAACAACTGTATGTATAATAGTGCTAATAATATACCGGATTTGATGAAAGACATGAAGAAGTGGCAGTTATCGCCCATTGACAGACGTAATTATGAACGGTTTAGAAAAGTCGCCCTCGGGATATACCGGCAGGCCGGAATAATTGATTTCACTACCTTAGAGACTACACCGATTAAAAACGTTTAAAGAAAGATTTGTTATGAAAGACATAGAAGTAAACGGCGCACATATAACAGATGAAAGTGCCGAAATATTGAAGCAGTGGCAAGTTAAGACGGAGCCGGTTTCCGCTTGTTACATACGAGTAATAGAGGAAACGATCGACGATTTGACCGATGAAGGGGGCGAACCTCTTTCCGCTGAAAAAATAGTAGAAAGAATCAGAACTTTACGTATGATGAAAAAAGACATCGAAAAGCTGTCTAATCCTTAATATTAATAATTTAGCATACCGGCTGAAAAGGCAGCCGTTGGGTTTAAGTCCCAGGTTAGGGTTTGTTTGTGCCGGGGTGGTTCCCGGCACTCTTTTTTATGTCCTTTTTGTCCGTGTCCGTTCTTCCCACCTTTGCAGTAACCAATCATTCAAATTATGAAAATAGGAACGGACAAATGGAAGCATTTCGGGATTAATTACGCTATATGTGCCCTGTTGGGTGATTATGGTGTTCCCTTTGCCCTGGGTGCTTCATTGGGTAAGGAATACGGGGATAAAATGTCACCCGGTAATAAATGGGACTGGAAGGATATTCTGGCAGACCTGGCCGGGATCGTGGCGGGCTATTTGACGCATGTATGTACCGTCTGGACCATAATGTAAAATTTTCAACTCTATCAATATGACGGAAACGATAATTACAGCGATTATTACGGCTCTTTGCACGGGTGGACTGACCTGGTTATTCACTCTCCGATATACCCGTAAACAGGCGGAAGCTGATGCCATGAAGTCAGTACAAGAGGTTTACCAGGAACTAATCGAGGATATGAAGAATGACCGTAAGGAGCTAAAGAACGCGTACCAGGAACAGAAAAAACGGTTTGACGAAGTGGACAACAAGTACAAGGAAGTCCTGCAGAAATGTAACGAAATGGAAAAGGCAATCAAGCAGAACGCCCGTGTAATGGACACTATGAAGCCGTTTCTTTGCGGTGTGAAGAATTGCCCGAACCGTAAATCTATCACTTTTGACACTAATAATAATTAACGACTTAATAAACATGAGACATGGAATCGTACACCTACTTATTTTTATTTGTTTTGCAGCTTGTTTTTACGGTTGTCGTTCTTCTCGCTCTGTTACACGAAAAACGGTTACAGAAGCAACTGGAGAAGAAAAACAAACAACTACTGACGGAGTTATTGAACTTGCGCGGAGAGATTCAAGCAATGAGGAGCACGTACTTGACGTTTACCGGGAAGATAGTACGCATATCCGTATCAACTACGACAGCCTCGGAAGAATTAAAGAAATTGATTTCAGCAACCGAAAAACTGAAAAAAGAACTGGAAAGAATCAAAGCAGTTCCTTCCAGGATCATAAGGAAACTACCAGTCAAGCGGAAACAGTCGTTACTCGTAAATCCGACGTTAAGCAACAAAGCCAGGAAAAAGAAAAGGTTACAAACGGGTGTAGCTTATGGACGTTCCTAAAATTCATGTTTTTCTTTCTATCCTTTTGCCTGGTCCATGATAACTGGGGCAGGATTAAAAGTTTTATCCGCCGGCTATGGAAAAAATAAACCTTTATGTAGCGGTAGAACAGATGAAACGGATTACCATTTCCGGGGGAACCTTTTCTATCAAGTTCCGGAAATGGAACCGGCAGACACGGGACGGCGGCGACATGGTGATACTCACGGCCGCCCGTTTGAGGAAAAAGGCGACGGATGAAAGCATCGAAAATTCAAGCTATAAACTATTCCTGACGGACACCACAACGGGCCGACCGCTGAATTGCTGGGAATGTTTGGTAATGGAGTTCAACGGGAAAAGAATAACGATTTAAGATTATGGAAATAAGACGAAGTGGTAACTTTGGAATTATAGATACCGGCAGTGACAAGGGCTTGATCTCTTTTTCTATCGGTGGCCGCGGTAAAGGTTGGGAACCTTCCAGCATCCAGTTAAACCGGCGGGGGGCTTTCTTTTCGCGGAAGATCAGCGTAAACGGTACTTTTATCGTTCCCATGGGTGATAATAACGACATGCCGGGCGAGGTCATGCGTTTACTGGATAAATTCTACGCCGGTGAAGGTATTATGGGTAAAATAGCCGGTTTACAGTGGGGAGAAGGCCCGCGGCTGTATGAGGATGCAATCGACGAAGACAATAACCGTTTTTACCGGCGTTGGAAACTCGATCCGGAAATAACTACCGACCTGGAGTCGTGGGATTACACGACGGTTCTTCATCGCTCACTCGTAGACTTAACACACATGCAGGGCTTTTTTATAAAGTTTGTCCGGAACCGTGCGCCGCGTGTGGGCAATCCCGGGCGTTTGGTACGGCTGGAACATATTCCCTATCAGAAGGCCCGCCTGGTATATCCCCCCGACGGCGAGGATGAACCGCAGGAAGTACTTGTGGGCGACTTTCCTTATCCTGATCCGGCTTATACTTACCGTTACCCGGTCTTTGATCCGGCCCACCCGTTCAAATATCCGGTTTCTGTGAAATACTATAATATCTATTCCTTTTGCAAGGATTTCATGAGTACGCCGCGTTTTCTGGGTGCGCTTGACTGGCTGGAGCTTGCCGGCGGTCTGGCCGCTATCCTAATCGCTTATAACGAAAACGCTTCGGCTATTTCCCTACATATCGAATCGCCGCAGTCTTACTGGGACCGCGCGGAAGCACGTATAAAACAAGTTTGCGAACGTACGGGCGAAAAATACACGGCCCAAATGCTGGAAGATTTTAAGGACGAAGCTATGGAGAAATTCGCCTCCAACATTACCGGAAGGCAGAACGCCGGGAAATACATGCACACGACTAAATTCTGGAATCCGGAAGCGAATAACTTTGAGGGCTGGACGGTGGAGCCGCTGGATAAGAAGATAAAGGATTATGTGGACGCCCAAATTAAGATATCAAATAAGGCGGACGCTGCCGCTACTTCCGGCTTCGGTCTTGATCCGGTACTTTCAAATCTGATTATAGAAAACAAGCTCTCTTCTGGATCGGAGAAATTATATAGTCTGAAAGTGTATAACGCTTCCGAAACGGCTATTCCGGACATGATCCTTTGTAAACCGTTACAGCAGTATATTAATGCCAATTTTCCGGGTACCACTACGAAAGTAGGGCTTTATCGTACCATAGTAGAAGCGGAACAGAACGTTTCACCCTCTAACCGTATGAAAGAAAATGCGTAGTCTGTTTTTCACACCAAAACCGGAAGATGTGCCGGAAGAACCGGTAAACGACCGGCAACCGGAAGAGAACCGGGCCAATGATAGCCCGGACAAGCATATAAAGGCCCGCCGGACGAAAAACGTTCATTTTGACCGGCGAGTAAAATCGGAGCTGCACCTGGAAGAGTGTTTGCCCTGGCATTTTGAGAAAGGGGCAGCTTATCACTGTATCAGTCATGGGGACGTTGACAGCCTTACTTATCTTCGTGTGATCGTGAAGCAACAACCGGTAGAATATGTTCTAATTTCTACCTGGTGTATGGCAATTACCGATGTTAAGGAGGTGGAGAAATGGCTGGAGAGAAAAGACATAGGGCACGCGGATTTTTATGTAGGTGAAATCTTTCAAGGTTCCTATGCGGATGTTTATTTATACTTAAAGAAGGTGGCGGAACGTTTTGGATCACGTGTCTGTATCTTCCGTAACCATGCTAAAGTAATGGCCGGTTTTGGTAATGCTTTTGATTTTGTAATAGAAAGCTCGGCCAATATAAACACCAATCCGCGCACGGAGCAGACCTGTATAACGATAGATACCGGGCTGGCCCGCTTTTATAAGGAGTTCTACGATGAAATAAATAATTTCACGAAAGATTTTGATAATTGGAAACCATATACACTAAAAAGAGATCGAGCAAATGACGAGGTTATTTAATAAAGGCGGTGACGGGGCCGGTGAAATAGTCCGTGTTCTGGGATTAATCGATAATGATCTTGATTTTACCAAGTGGGAACCTATCTTACCGCTGGGGATTCGGGATTTACAGGCTATCATCGGAACGGAACCCATAGACGCGGTAGATAAGTATTACCGTGAAGATCATGCGGATGTTAGGGAAACGGACAGCATGGCGGAAACTTTGCGGCTGATGCAGCAGGCGGTGGCGATGTTTACCTGGTTAAAGGTCATTCCCACTTTGGACGCACAACACGGAACGGCCGGACGTGGAAAACATCTTGGAGAGAATGAAACGGGTATGACTGCCTTACAGGAGTTCAAGGATGAAGAGAATATCCGGAACCTGGCTTATGAAGCCGTAGACGCGTTGGTGGAGCTACTGGATCGCGAAAAGTTTGATTTCTGGATAAACGGCATTAAGAAAAAGGCTATAAACCGGCTTCTTATTCAGAATAAGGAAACGTTCGATGAATATTATAATATCGGAAGTCATCGGCTTTTCCTGGTGCTTATTCCTATGATCCGGGAAGTCCAGGACGGGCAGATAATACCTGTTATCACCCGGAGCCGTTATAACAAACTGATTGAAGGCGATACCGTTTTAATGGAGAAATTGCTGGAGTATGTACGCCGCCCGCTTGCACTTCTCACCATAAAAAAGGCCGTTGAACGTTTACCGGTGGAAGTTCTGCCTAATGGAATCGTACAGGTACAGCAGAGCACAACCGTACGGGATAAATTGCGGGCGGAAAAAGAGGCCCGGCAATCGGTTGCTAACAGTCTGGAGCAGGACGCGGCGGCTTACCTGGATGTATTGCAGGATATCATTAGGGAACTGGATGCGCAGTCGGAAACGGTGGATTATTATATACCGGGTGTTACCGTACAATCCAGGGGAATAACTTTTTAATGTCCGGACATGGAGAAGTTTACATATAATAGTAAGACGGTGGAGGTCCCTTCCTGTCTGGATGAAGTCAGCGGTGAGCAGTACCGACAGTTTCTTATATTGGCGGTACTGATGAACCGCGGTACGATCAGCCCCGGACAGTTCCGCGTAAAATGGCTTTCTTACCTTCTGGGTATGAAAGCGGATTACACCATGTACCGGCGTGAGATCATCCGGGAGCTGGACGGGCAACTGGAAAAGCTGGACGGCTTTTTCTCTTATACAACCGGTAAGGAGGGCGAGCGGATCGTTACGCCCATTCTGAAAACCGGTCGTAATCTGATGCAGGATTTCGGGGGCTGGCATGGTGTCGGTGACATGCTGAACGGTCTTACTTTCGGTAACTTTTGTGATTGCCTGGATTTGTTGCAGCAAAGCAAGCAGGCAGCGGCAGAAAAGGACGAATCGACTATAAATGAAATCTTCCAGGATATCACGTTAAAGCTTTACCGGTATAAGGACCCGGAGAAGATACCGGCCGTTCCTTCCTTGCTTGCCATTCATGCGGTAAACTTCTTTTCCGCTGTTTGGGAAATGGTTCTTTCCGGACCGGTTTATATCGGTGGTGAAGCTATCGACTTTCGGATATTGTTTCAGAAGCTGGCATCCGAGGACCGGAAGGCGGACGATAAAACCGGCTGGACCGGGATAGTCTTTGAGGTGGCGGCTTCCGGTGTATTCGGTAATAAAAAGGAGGTGGACGATACGCCCTTCTGGGATGTATTGCTTTATCTGTATAAATGTAAATTTGAGTATTTGCACCAAAAACGTAACAAGAAATGAGAACGACAACAAGAACAAAAAACAAGATCAAGAAATTTGAAGGGTTACGCCTGAAAGCGTATGTATGTGCCGCGGGAGTATGTACGATCGGTTACGGTCATACGGCCGGTGTAAAACCGGGTGATGTTATCACCGAGGCCCAGGCCGATGCTTTCTTTGAATCGGATATCAGGGCGGTAGAAAACCAGGTAAACGCGCTTCCCCTTGATTTGGGACAGTACCAGTTTGACGCGGTAGTAAGCTTTTGCTTTAATGTAGGTATCGGAAAATTAAAGAAATCAACGCTTTATAAGAAGATCAGAGCAGATGCGTATGATTCATCCATACCGGCAGAGTTTAAAAAGTGGATATACGGAGGCGGTAAGATTCTTCCGGGGCTTGTTACCCGCCGTGAATGGGAGGCAAAACGTTATCAGGGATTGACAATATGATAGATATAAAGGTTTACCGTGAATACTGGGAAGGCGTGCAAAAACGTATTCCTGAAATAAAGAAGGTGCTACCCGTTACCATTGACGAGGAAATGAGTAAGACGATACAGGGGCTATCAAAAGAAGAATGTCCGGTGCTCTTTATTCTGATCCCGTCGGGAACGGGTGCCAGCCTTTCGGCTGATAATGTGAGGGAAAATAATTTATGCGTTATTTTCCTTATGAGCAAGTACGATCCCCAACGTAAAGGGGCTTATGAGACTATCGAAGAGGTGCAGCCGGTTATGGAGCGTATCAAACAAATGCTGATAGAAGATTCTGCCACCGGTTGCCCTGTCACTAAGGAACTGGATTTAACCAGCCTTTCCACTCTTCCGGAATCCGGCTTTTACCGGACGTTTGCAGGGTGGAGCCTGGCTTTCTCATTTAAAACAAGATTCTAACTGAATGGCCGAGAATTTTAAAACGGATTTTTTTACCGACCGGATCGGGCGTGGAATACAGGACATATTTCAAGCCCAACTGGATATCGCTACCAAACGGATTTATCAGAAAGGCCGTGAGCGTAGGAAAGTACAGGGAACCGGGGAGATCATACAAGGGCGATCCGGTGCATTAATGGCCGCACTACAGAACCCGAATTATTCGGTCATTCCGGACGGCGAAGGAGTAATCGCACATTCTAACCTTCCATTATATACCCGCTTCCTGGATATGAAGAAACACGGTAATTACCAGATTTATAACCGGCAGATATACGGGATTCTATATCATGACACACTCGGGAAGATTAAATATGAATATCAGGATTATGTAAGGGAAAGGATAAAAGAAATGTTTGCCAGTTCGCTAAAATAGGTAATAAAATTAATACCTAAATATTTGTAGGTAATGATTTTATTACCTATCTTTGTTTCAGTAACCAATAAAACAAAGTTTATGCCTGAAATTTGTAGATTCTTCGGTATTATTATATTCCTCTATTGGAAAGATCATAATCCGCCACATATTCATTTTACTTATGGTGATTATGAATGTTCTATTAGCGTATTGGATCGGATTGTAGACGGTCAGGCTCCAGCTAAAGTTATTGCAAAAGTAAATGAGTGGATTAACTTGCACGAGGCAGAAATACTTTCTCTTTGGGAAAAGGCCCAAAAAGGGGAAAAAATAGATAAAATTGAACCATTAAAATAAACGCTTATGTTACGGGTTATAGATGTGGATTATATTAGGAATTACGAGCTTCTTGTTACTTTCAGCGACGGGAGTAAAAAGATCGTAAATTTGGAACCTTATCTTACAGGTGAGGTTTTCGGGGAGTTATTGGATAAGGAAAAATTTGTTCAATATGGTTTAACCCGTGCTACTATTGAATGGGCCAATGGTGCCGACCTTGCACCGGAGTTTTTATATGAAATTGGTATAGCTGCATATTTTTAGACCCTATGAATGATTGTTTAGCTATTCAAGATAAGAAGGAAGAAACTTTCTTATATCGGATTTTTATTTCTCACCCGGAACTAAATGCTTCTGCGGTGGCTCGACGTATGGGAATAAGTCAAAGCCTTATGTCTCAATATATAAGTGGAATAAAAAAGCCCTCACAAGAACGGGAGGCCCTAATAGTAAATACTATTAAAGATATCGGTAAAGAACTAACGATGATTGTATGACATACGAAGATATTTTATTTTTGATCGGCTTTTTCCTGGTAATATTTTTTTTCGTAGGATGTAAGCATAAACCGGCTACTTTATCCGGGTGGCTTGCTTTTGCCTTTCTTTCCTTTATCGTGACGCCTCTTATATCGGTTCCTCTAACCTGGTACATTTGCTGGATGATA